ACCTTTGTTGAACGGCGATGACGATGAGTTAGAAAAAGTGTATAATTCTATGCACTCTCTTGCTGACTTCACCGACAAGCGTCACTTTAAATCTTATGACGAACTAAAGGCAAAGTTGGATCGTGTTCTTGGTTTAACTGGTAATGTCGCACCTAAGACTAAAGCAGAGGATTATGAACCTGCACCAGTCGCTGCTGCACCAGAACCAAAAAGTGCTCCAGCACCTAAAGTAAGTGATGAGGTCTCCTTCGATGATGATGACGAAAGTCTATCATTCTTTGAAAAACTAGCAGAAGAAGATTGATGCCACTCTAATGCTAGTAATTTTTGGGGGAGCGTTCTGCTCCCCCTTTTTTTATTTGTTGTATAAAAAGAAATATACCTTCTTCAGAAAAACTTTCATTATTGGATGAGAAGGAGATTGAAATGCCTTCATGTATCTATCTAAAGAAGGAGAATTTTTATCTTTTATTGATGAAGGATTAGATAATGCCTTAGCAGCTTTTTGAGCAGAACCATATGAACGAAGTAATTCCTGGGCAGAATTCATAGCATATGCTTCAACTTCATCTCTTTTCCCATAATAAGATTGATCTTCAGTTTCACCTTTCAGATAATTTGATGAATTTACACCGAATTTTCTTGAATGTGCTTGACTTTGATGCATCATCTCATGCATTATAGCATCAACAAGTTCATTCTTAAACCATGTCCAATATTTTTTAGAAAGTTTTATTTTAGAATCTTTTGGATTGTATACAAGTATAAATTCAAAAGGTACATCCTCATCTTCATCAGCATCCTGATCATAAAATGCAGTAATGTTTACAGTATTTGGAGAAACTGCTGGACTTTTATTTTGAGTGACTTCACAATCAACAGAAGAAGTTAATGTTTTTTTCAAATACTGTGTAAATGATCTAATAGAAATTTCATTATCTATGATTTTATTCGATAGGGAATCTAAATCACGCATTAGTTTTGCACGACTTAAATTAATTTTAGATGCTTCTACGATATATTCTTTAAATGTAAACATATTTTTATGCAGCGAAACTTTTACCGCAACCGCAGGTTGCTGTTGCATTGGGGTTTTTAATTACGAACTGAGAAGTTAATCCATCGTCCTGATAGTCTACCTCACATCCGTCAAGATACTGCATACTCATAGAGTCTACCAATAGATTACCATATTCAAAGTCACCGTCTTCCTTCTGCTCTTCAAACGTAAACCCATAGTTGAAACCAGAGCAACCACCACCTGTAACAAAGAGTCGTATCTTCATTGTGGTGGCAGTCTGCTCGCTCATTAGAGTTTCGAGTTTTGCCTTTGCGTTATCAGTTAGTGATATCATTAATGACCTCCACCATAAACAGGATCTAATCTGTAATCAGGAGATACCCCAATTGTTTTATTTCTATTTGGAACCGCTTGAAGTGAAGTGTTATTGGTCGTAGAAGATCTAGAAGAGTTATCAATGTTATTATTATTTACAACAATACCTGATACACCAGAACCCATAGCAGAATTTCTTTTAGAATTTAAATTTAAATTAAATCCATTATTACCACCAGAAGGACTTCTTGATGAGGGGAATATAGAAGATCTAGATTGACTTCTCGATCCAATACCATAATACTCTGCTGCTTTGATTGAATTTGCGTCAGTCCCAGAAAGTCCTTGTTCTATTAAATTGCCTATTCCTATCAAATGGGTGGCCGCCAAATATCCAGCAACTTCGGATGGAGTTGAGGAATCATTAATGAATTTATAACTTTTTAAATAACCATAATTCTTTTTGGTATATTCTAGCATTGCTGCTTCTTGAATATCTGGAGTATTTAAAAACTTTTCTGAATCTAAATTACCGACCCAGTTGTTTGGATTTTTCCAAGCATACGGATTCCTGCCTGTCCCTGGTTTTAAAAGACCGATGTCTTCTAATGCCATAGAACCCATTTGATATTTTCCCAAGTACGCATTACCACTTCCACCGATAACACCGTAATTACTTGAACTTTCTCTTTCTCCAAGATTCATAGCATATGATTTGTAATTGATTCCTGCAAATGATGTTGGGATTGCTTTCATAGAATAAATTTTGTTAGCACGAGTTCTTGATGCATCAATAACAGGGCTGATAGATAATGCTCTCCTGTAACTCATTGGTTTTAAATTCGCATCATTATATCGTTTTCTTGCTGTATCTGGTTTAGTTGGCGCTGGAGCTTCTCCTATTCCTAACATTTTATTTGTAAGAGTTCCTTCGAGAAGAGCATCAACTGCTTCTTTTCCACCTATTGCTTCTACATTTGAAATAATCTCATTTAGAGTTTTACCATCTTGAGTTCTAAGTGCTCTGTTAAAAGTTTTTTGAAAAATATCTGCAGCATTTTCTACGCCAGATTCAGTACCTATTTTGTTTGCAAGAATCCTTCTAATACTCCGAGTATCGTCTACACTTAAATCTTCATCACCTATTATTGCTCTCAGTTCTCCTACTGTTAATTCAGAAGCTCTGGTTAGATCAATTATGCTCTTACCCGTCCAATTTTTTTCATATATACCTTTTAGTCTTGCAGACTGAAGAGCAACATATGGATCTATTTCTTTAGAAAATTCTTTAGCTGCGATGTCAAACTCTTTATCTCTTTCCCAAAATGCCTTTTCTGCATCTATTAGAGCTTGTCTTCTTTCTTTAGATATCGGTTTGAAGGCCAGTTCATCAGCACGAATTGATTTAGCCAATTCATTGTATTCTTGCCCTGCTTTATCCCTAGCATCATATAGATCTTTTATGATGTTACGTTGAGCGTCCATTGACTCATAAAATTTTGTATCTTGCTCAAGTTTAAGTTTTTCTTTTAAAAATTCTTCTTCTTTAATCATTCCTTCATTTCTAGCGAGTTGCAAATCATATAGTTTCTTTTTCACACTATCATATTGAACGTCTAGATCAGAAGATGCTTTGATAAAATTATCTGTAAAATCATCATCAAGTTTTTCTCCAATAACCTCACCAAGATAATTACCAACTGACATTCCAAATACTATACCTGCTGGTCCACCTATCGCACCTAGAACCCCACCAACAGAACCCAAAGCTACAGCATATTTGTCTCTTTTTTGTAGTTCTGTTCTTATGTCTTCATCCAAATAATCTACTGCAATATCATATGCGTCTTTTACGTTTACCAACACTGCTTCAGCAACAACTGAAGCATTGAAAACTTTAGTTGCAACTGTTGAGATATTATCAAAAAGTTTTCCGCCAAATTTACTTTTTTTGGTAACTTTTTCAACAGCCTCAGCTTGCTTTTCTATATTTTTTTTGTCAATATTTTCTGATGCCTTTATAATTTTGTCAATATCTTTTTGAGTCGCTTTAGTTGCTTCAATAGCAGTTGCCTTACCATCTACTCTAGCAATAAATTTCTTTCCATTTTTTTCTATAATGTCACCAGGTTTTGGTCTTGCCGATGTTTTTTCGTTTAATTGTATCTTCGTCTTTTTTTCTTCTGCTTTTACTTTTTTTTCTTCTGCCTTTACTTTTTCTTCTTCTAACTTTGCTTTCTTTTCTTCTAACTTTACCTTATTCTCATTTGTTTTAGTAATAGTTTTTGCAACATCAACAGCTTTTTTAGCCCCATAACCATATAACAAATACTTTCCTATATCTCCAATATTTTCTAACATTTTACCGATGCCAGGAATTCCGCCAACACCTAAAGAAGATGAACCTACCGTTGCTGTTCCTGCTCCTGATTTCCTTCTCCTTGCTTCTCTGCGTTCTTCATCTAATGATTGATAATTTTCTAAATGAAGTTCATAAGTTTGATCTAACCAATTTTCTATTTTACCTAAAACTTTTGTCTGAGTTTTCAATTCATGATTTAACATGCTGATCCCAGAGTCTATCTTTTTAGATATTTGAGATTGATTTTCTAAAGATTCTTTTTGAAATTCTTTAGTTTCTGGATTGATTGGTGGTAATGCCATAGTCGACTCTTATCGGTTTTTTTGTCTGTTAAGTTCTTCTAATTCTTTTAAATAATGTTGTAGCAGTGCAACATAAAAATCTCTTTCAAACGGTAACATATTCTCAAGTTCAGCTAAAGAATACTTATGGTGGTGCATTAACGCAAAATTCATCTGATACATATTTGCTAAACTTTCATGCATCAGGCCAACATAAAAAAATCCTTTAGTCCCTCCACAACAGCAAAATCTTTTTTATTACAACTTGGACAATCCCACTCTATCATATGTCTCAAAGAAGGACCATTCACAAAAAAATCTAGTATCTTATCAAATTGATCGTTGTTTAAGTTTTCTATCCAACTAGTAATTTCTTCTTCTGTAAAATCATCATATATGTTTTCACTGTCATACACATATTCAATATTTTCTTTTATCATTTGGAATAAACTATCAGCATCCTTATTCGAATTTTTATCTTTTTGATAAGAAGGATATTTCAATTTTATTCCAATATTATCTTGTAATTCTATTTTCCCTTCACGCACACTACCTTCAACGTCAATTTCATCAATGTTAAATACATATTTTGTTTTTGCATCACATTCACTACTTTGCCCATGAGATAGAACCATTTCTATTTCTTCACCCACTGATTTTGCTCTAACTTTCATAAACAAATATTCAATATCAAATGTGGGCAATTCTTCAATATTAATTTCATTTAAAATGCAGTTCTTTAAAAGATCTATTACTGCTCGTATAATAGTTTCCTTTTCACCGTCTTCCAATGCAAATAAAAGTATCTTTTCTTCTTTTACTAAAAAAGGTCTAAACTTTATTTCTTCTCCAGTAGAAGGAAGTTTAGTTACAAATTGCGGTACAGATAATGTAGGTAACATTCTCAATCTCCATTATTAAAATATTATATTATTGCCCAGATGCTAATCCTGTGAAAACTCTATTTGATGGACTAATCGTCGCTTCCCTTTGATCAAATCCAACTAATATTGGTTTATTTTGATCAACAGTAGCACTTAGATTTGTATCAGATTTTTTAACAACTTCTTCAGATTCATTTTTTTCAGTCACTTTAGCATGTTTTTCTACTGTATAGTATCTCAATGTGAACTGGCAAGAAATTTTAGCAAGAGAATCATCTCCCCATGCCATTTGTACTCCATTTAAAATTATTGGATATGCGTCAATTAATTTTGTTGTTGTTCTTAAAGTTCCATTCATATCAAATTGTTTAATATTAATTGTAGACTTATAATCATCAAAGTATTTTACATTAAATGCACCTGTCTCAGATCCAAATGAATCAATCCCTGGTCTGGTATCCATCATCTTAGACATCCAGTTATCAATATATTCTTTTTCTCTAAAATCTTCACTCAAAAGAAATGTTACGGTTACATCTGGATATACTTGCGCATAAGGAACTTTATTAATTGGTCCATTTACTGTAAACCTTTGGTCAATAGTCAATGCAGTTCTGCCAGGAATTTCAACTGAGTCTGCTCTATATAGCAACAATTCATCCCTATTGCTGTCTACGCCAAGTGCCCTTGGTGGAACAATTTGAACTTCAAAATGGGAAGTTTTAGCAACACCGCTTTCCAATCCCCTTTTAATCATTTGATTTACATTAAATGCCATTAGATCGCCCTTCTCGAATCTGAGTAAACTTTTTGTGTGCTTGCTTTTTCAAAACGCTGAGTCGGTAGCAATAGTGCGATATCCCATTCAGCAGCAGCAATGTTTATAAATCTAGAACGAACATGACTAGCAAGATAATGTTTAAATGTTGGTTTGAATAATTTGTATTTCGACGCACCATTTAAAACATCATATGATAATCTAAGTCTAGTTGTATCGTCATATTTTTTATTAGTTGTAATTGTATATAATGAATCCATTAATTTGGCACGTAATACTGGGGGTAGATAGTGTAGATTTAATCCATAAAATCCACCTGCCGCTGGACCAACCATAAAGATCAAAGGAAACCTGTCATAGTAAGGCAGTGTTTGCTTTCCCTTTGGATCGTAAAAGAAATTATACATTCTGCCAACCAATGGTGTAGAAGTTTTACGATCTGCATCCCTTAATAAAGTTTCAGGATCTGCCGAAGTTCTTTTCGCTACACTTCTAAACCAATCACGTGC